CACCAATATCATTTACTTCTACCAACATCGGGGCTTCATTGTATCTTATACCCATTCTATAAAGAAGGTTGGGTAAAACCATGGGGGGAATTACATTATTTGTAAATGCACAAACCAATTTATATGGACATTCAGTTACGTCCAATATAGTAAAAGAATGATAATCTCCACCAGTGCCACGAGAGATGTCAACACACATAGTGTAGTCATGCCCTTCTTGGGGTTCTTCATAAACTCGTATTCCTTCTTCTGTTGATGATAATGGCTCTTTAAAAACCATTTCTCGTAATTTTTGTGGTTTAATTAAGGTGCTTTCACTACCAATAAACTCACATTCGAATTCCACTCTAAATTGCTCTTCTGAAGTATTTGCTATTGTTTCTTCTTGCCATGCTTCATCCCTTCCAGGTACATCACTCCAGTGTACTTCTACAGGTGCATAACTGTTTCTTCCTTCTACAGCATCGACCCACAGTTTATGGAACATGTTAAGACCTTTTGGGGTAGAAACAATCAGAACCTTTGTTTCTTTGCCGGATGCGATTGTCGGATAAACAGAACTAAAGAACTCTTCTGCAACTTCATGAGGAACATAGGCAAACTCATCAAGAAAAATCATATTAAAAGAACCACCACGAACAGCAGAAGATGATGTGGCAGATGCCAGGATTTTGGAACCATTTTCTAATTCAATAGAACCTTTATTCCACTCTTCTACACCTTGTTGTACCCATTTAGGAAGGTTTTCATAGGCTAGTTTCAATCTATGAAGAAGCTCCCTTGCGGTTGCTTGTTTATTAGCAAGAATTGCAACCCGGACGTTGGGATTAAACAGCACATAGTGCAAAAGATATGCAATAACACAAGTGGATTTACCAGTTTGTCTAGGAAATTTACAGATAACGAACCGGTTTTTATCCACGGTTTTGAGAAGATTTTGTTGAAAATCCCATGGTTTAAATTGCTGAAGACCATGATCTAATGTAACAATCTTAATATAGTTACTAATAAAATATAAAGGATCATTAGAACATTTAAGATATTCTTTTATTTGTTCTTTTGTGAATTGCTCTTTAACACCGGGGGCTTTAAGATTATGATTACCTAGGTAGGTTTTACTCTTGTCCACCATCATCAAACTCCAGTGCTTTGCTGCTCTGTTTAATCAAATCTTGAAGTTCTTTAGTAGAACCCACATATAAAGAATTGTTGGTAACATGGGTGGGGGAAGAATCGTCTTTATCTTCTCTTATATCTTTCATTTTTTTATGCATATCAATAAGATCTTTGTTTGCACCAGCAATTGTGCTTATTAATTGAGATACAACTTCATACGCACGAGGAGATTCCCCCTCTGATGCCACACTAAGGATACCATCGATGGCTTCGTTTCCTTTATCAATAATGTCTAAAAGGTTTTGTCGTACAACATTAAAATCTTTATTTGCACCAAGGGTGGTTGTGTTCACCTTTTTTACCATAGGTGCGTCTTCTTTTGGTTTATTTTCCACTATTTCACCTTCGATCCCCAAAAACTCAGATATATTTTTATTCACATCCATTATGTTATGTTACCCCCATAATCAATACCACCAGATGCACCATATTCGTAAACAGTTGCAGTGTATGCAGTGAAATTACCAATTCCAGAAGATGCACCAGAAGGTCCAGTAACACCAGTTATAATTTTAACAGCAGAACCTGTAGGACCAGTGACACCAAATCCTGTTCTTCCCCCCTCAAACACAAGATTTTTGTTAAGATCGTAAATAGTAGAAGTAACAGTTTGAATGAGTCCGGATTCTTTTATTGGTCCAAATACATAGGATTTTGCAGTAAATGTCAAATCAAAAGATATGAGTCTTCTAGCATCAAAATCGCCTTCATATTCTTCAATGATAGACATATCATTTAGTATGATAGGAACATCTACTTTTTGATTTACATCATTAATATTCAATGTTACCGTAAATTCTGGTGTAAAATAGGGCAGGATCTGTTCAATAATTTGTAAACCATCTTCCATAAATTTCACTAGAACAGATAGACTAAAAGAAAAATCATAAGGTACTTCCGTATAATTATATGATACCTTTTCATTATCAGAATTTGTTATTATTTTCTTTTGTAAAGTATTTTTCTTTCTATCTGATGCATACGAGGCATCAGTCATTTCAAAACTCATTCTAGGAAGAGTCATTTGTGTTTGAGTAGTGTCATCTAGGTTGGGAAGTTCTTTTAGTCTTCGTATCCATTTTTCTTTGGGACCATAACCAAGAGGAACACGTATTCTTTCTACTTCTGTGCCAGAAGAATCGGTTCTTTGTACATAAATGTTATTAAACATAGACCCAAAGGCTACTGTTAAATATCGAACAGACTTGTTATAAAAAGGTGTAAACATTAATAACCACCCTCACTGAACGGATCTGTTTCCGTAAAGTCAAATACGTCATCTGCTTCTACCTGAATACCACTGTTATCAGAGAAGATGTCCGTTGGGATATTAGTTGGAATTGCTGGGGACGATGTTGTACCGGATGTATAATAAGCGGCAGAATCATTACCGGTTACACCAAGAGAACCGTTAAATGATCCACTAGCACCAGCAATTTGCAGGGTGTTTCCTGTACCATCCCATTTAATTGTGTTAGCACTGAATGTGGCTGTTGAAAAAGAACCGCCCTGATACACAGTTTCTCCAACCAAATATGTCCCAGACCCCGATGTGAATGTGATATTGATTGCAAGGTCGTCCCTTTCGGAATCTGTTTTGTCTATCATTGTATCACCAGTATCGAAATCTTCTTGGCTATACTGGAAAAGTTCGCAATTTAATTTATAAACATATCGTTTGCCCGCTTGATAAAACGGGTCTTCATCTTCAACAAATTTTATTTCAAACATACCCTTGGTTAGGGGAAAATAAATCAAATCGCCTTCCATGGGTCTTGTTAGAATTGGAGATGTAATTGTGGCTATTTCTTGTTCGAATCGTTTCTTAGAAACAGAAAACGTTACAGTGTCTCTGATTTCTAGTCCAAATTTTGAAATAAAATCTCCATCACCTTCAAACCCATCAATATTTTCTATATACATTTCCATAGGAACAGCAGATTCAAATCTGGAAAGGACATCTTCACCAAATAGAGTATCTTCTTTTACCAGAATCCTTGGGATATATAGCATATCTTGTCCGTGAATCTGGATTGTCTCTATAACCAAATCCTCAATCAGATTTTGGTCTGCTTTTTTGGGTCTAAAAAATGAATTAGTCGCCATTTATTACCCCGTGTAAAAATCTGGGGGCAGTTCGTACATATCGTGCACCTGCTCCTCTATTTTATCTAGTTCCTCTTTAGCCTCATCTAAAATTCGCCCACCGTTAAATTGGGCACCACCGGGGAGCTGAACACCCTCGAATTTAATAAGGTTATTTCCCCATTGTTTTTTAACCAAAGAAGTTAGATATCTTTTAAGGAGTCTATCGTTGTATATTTCAGTGTGTGTTTGTGGATCTAATGCAGTATAGCATTCAATAACAATATATTTACCTTCTTCAACATCTTCACTCCAGTCCATATCAATATACAATTTATTTTCAACTCTACTAAATCTTAGACGTTTTTCTGGATCTAAGATCTGCTGAATTGTTGCAAGATGTTGTTTAGTAATTGTATAGTTAGACAATGATCCGGGAGTAAAGGTTCCAAAAAAATCATTTAAAGCAAGCTGGTAAGACACATCGAACATATTGGTTGTGTGAGTATTAATTTCAAATGCCCGGATTATGCTCACAACACGAGAATCAATAGCATTCATATCAAGATAACCATTAGTAATATCATCTGCTGTTATTTGGTGTTTATGATATCGTATTTGAACACCATCAAAATGATATTCAGCAAAAAATTGTAAAGCATCATCTAAACAGTCTTCGACCTGAGAGTCATCTACATTAATATCAATAACTGGAGCACCCAATTTTCTTAGTGCATAGTCTTTTAATGATTGTCTTGATGTTGGCTGTGCCATTTGGTTCCTTTATTGATTTTCAGTGAATCTGTTTTGTATAACTGGTAAATAGTTTTGTATTTTGTATATTGTGTCAATAGATCCACCAGTTGCACCATCAAAAATACTTCCCCTAACCCTATTAACAACACCGATAAAATTTAATAAATTATAATGTAGCTCGTTCATTGCACTAGAGTGGGTTTCTGGGTCATTTATTACTGCCCGAGAAGAAGATATTTTATCAGTATAGATTTTTTGGGTTTTATAAATGTTTTCATATTGATTACCACCAGTAACGGCAGACTGAATAGTAGAAAATTTAATTATTTCTTTAAATTTATTATTTCTGCTTGCGATGGTTGATTTATCTAGTGCAATTGACGCCAACTGATTAACTGTATTTGGTTTCACACCTAAAACAAAACCTTTTCCTAGTGTTATACCAACAGAAGTGGTCCCATCATAATACATTGTTGATCCTGCACTTCCTCCAGTCATATTCATTGCTAAGAAAAGCATTTCTCTATCAAAGTATCTTGAGATAGTGTTAAATACATTTTTTGTTTTGGGGGCATTTACTATAGGATGCACATAATTTATTTCGCCAGTTATACCAGAATTTTCTAGTGCAGTGGCAAAAGTTCCACCGGCAACATATTGAGTTACTCCTCTTCCAGAAGTTCCACCAGTCGGTCCAACATCACCCAAAAATACTGCATAAACTCCACCGGTTATGCTACCCAGAATACCGGGAACAATTGTTGAACCAGATGAAGGAATAGAAGTTAGATCTAAAATTTGGAAAATCCTTCCCTGAAGACCCCCAGTTG